TGGCGTTGAATGCATTGACAGTGAAGGAATCTGCGTTAAGTCCTACTTCTACCAAGATCAACGGTAAGGAATATTTCAAGAACGACAAGATTGAAAAGACCTTATCACTTGGTCGCACTGCTCTTCAGTATATCTATACGAAATACACTACACGCAAGGAACTCATCGACAGCTTCGACTTCAAGCATTGCTGCGTGTCATACGATTATGCGAATGATAAGATGTTCATGAGCCGAGAAGTTTTTAATCTTATCAAGAGCAAAACTCTTCGTCCAAATAGTGATAAGGCCATAGAATTATGGCGTTACGAAAAGTTCTGGCAGCGTGGTTGGAAATCTGAAATCGCGTTCGCATAATGGAAGGTATGAAAGCCTACAGCCGCTATCAGGCGCTCAAGCTACACTTCACTTCTGATTATGACTTTGTGAAGTATGGCGGCAAGATCCGCAAGATCAGCGAGGAATCGTTCCTCAAGCGAAAGGATCAGTATCTCTTTCGTAAGTTGGAACGTAAATACAGCGATGAAGAACTAACAGATTTCTTCGTTGCTAACTTTGTATCCAACGCAGGAGTTCGCTGGGTTGGAGAAATGAATGGTCCAGAGTCTGAGAAAGTTTATCTCAACTGGCAGAAACGTATGGAAGCCTTTTCATACTATCTGAAGCAAGATCTGGAAACATTACTTGATGAATGCAATAACAGCGTAAGCCGTATTCTTCTGGTTGAAAAGACGCATCCAGTATTATTGAAGATGTATATGGCGAACAAGATTGCAGCCGAAACTGTTATTGCCTTTGATATTGCATTTGATGTTCTAGACAAATGGAACAACGAAATCGACGATCCAGTTGTCTGGCCTGAGTTCTATCGTCAGCTGAGTAAGTATCGCCCATTCGTAAAGGTCGAGAAGGCTACGATAAAAAAAGTTATGCGTGATGTATTTGCGTCTTGACAACACGCTATATAACTTATATGATGATTAAGTGGATAAGACGTAACACACCGAACATACAACGGAGACATACATGAACGAATCATTTTCTGCCCTCAAGCGTCAGCGCACTTCTTCGCTGGAGCGTCTCACCAAAGAAATCAACAAGCTCGCTAACAAGGAACAGGGATCGTCATCTGATGATCGCTACTGGCAGCCAGAAGTTGATAAGGCTGGTAACGGATACGCTATCATTCGCTTCCTTCCCGCACCTGTCAACGAAGAACTTCCATGGGTCCGTATCTGGAATCATGGTTTCCAAGGTCCAGGCGGATGGTATATCGAAAACTCTCTGACTACTCTCAATCAGACCGATCCTGTCGCTGAGTATAACTCCAAGCTCTGGAACTCAGGCAACGACAAGGACAAGGAGATTGCTCGTAAGCAGAAGCGTCGCTTGAACTATATCGCCAACATCTATGTTGTCAAGGATCCCGCTCATCCAGAAAACGAAGGAAAGGTTTTCCTTTACAAGTTTGGTAAGAAGATCTTCGACAAGATCAACGAGAAGATGAATCCTGAGTTCGAAGACGAGAAGCCAACGAATCCATTTGATCTGTGGGCTGGCGCTAACTTCAAGCTGAAGATTCGTAAGGTCGAAGGCTATCGTAATTACGATAAGTCTGAGTTCGATGAACCAGCTCCGCTGCTCGACGACGATGATGATATGGAAGCAATCTGGAAGACGCAGTTTTCACTTGCTGAACTCGTTGCTCCAGATAAGTTCAAGAGCTACGACGAACTCAAGAAGCGTTTGGAAAAGGTTCTGTCTGAACCAAACGGCGCAGCTCGTAAGAGTGAGGATGACGATATCCCTTTTGAGCGTCCTGCTCCGCGTCCGTCTGCGACACCAGCAGTTGGTAAGACTGTTGCAGCTCCGAAGAAGCCTACTATTGATGAAGATGACGATTTGGATTTCTTCAACAAGCTGGCTGAGGATGACGAATAATCATAGGGCTTATTCCTTTCACCTATGATTTAACTTGGGGGAGCTTCGGCTCCCCCTTTTTTAATTGTGCTCTTGAAGCATCTGACGACCAAGCGATTCTTTTAAGAATGGATTGTGTGCGTTGAGTTTCATGTTAGGGTTAGTGACGTTCTGTCCTTCTCCACCCGAACTTGAAGCAGTCGTATTCGTTGTATTGTTTACAACTACATCTGCTCCACCTGCTCCTTGATTTGGTCGTGGAGGTGGAGGAGGAGCTGAAGGCGTAGATGGCGCTGGTGCTGTTGGAGCAGGAGCGCCTGGACCTACTGCTGTTTTATCAGCAGTCGCTTCTCCTGTAGGCGCAGATGTGCTACCGCGTTCTTGACCTTCCTCACCCGTTTCCGCACTGCTCGCAGTTTCTGCTGGAGGAGGAGCTGCTGGAGCAGTCGTAGCTGTTTCACCAGCAGGCGCGGCGCGCTGAATAGGCTGAAGTTTTGCTCTTCTTCGAGCTTTATCGCCGACTGCTCCATAAACTTCACTCATTTCACCTTGAAGTTTTTTAGTATCAGCAATCCACTGTTCCTGTTTAGATTTAGATAAACCATCCCATCTACTTTTGAACGCATCGTTAAAATTAGTTTCCTTTGATAAAGTATCGCCTAGAGCTTGCCCTGCAACTTTACCTAGATCACCGCCAATCACAGAACCAGCGACACTACCAGCAATTCCACCAATCAGTGTTCCTACACCAGGAAACGCTGATCCAATCATAGCGCCAACCTTAGCTCCGCCAACACCACCCGCAAACACACCAATCTGCTCGCCTATGATTTCAGCAATAGCAGCTTTGAAATCAATCATAGCTTTATTAGGATCAACTCCATTAGCTATAGCTGTATCGTATGCTTCTGTAGCAGCTTTATATCCTTCATATCCTTCGTAAAGTTGAACGCCTACTGCTAATACTCCGAGAGCAGTTCCTGCAGTCGCGAGTATCGTTTTGAGAACAGCTTTACCATTACCAACTCTAACTGGCTCGCCAGCTGCTGCAGCTTTCGGCGCTGGCTCGACTGGAGCAGGCGCACCTGCTCTTGATCCTGCTTCAGGAACGCTCGTAGGTGGTTTAACTTCTGGAGCACCAGCAGGAGCTTTAGGTGCAGTCACTTTAGGCGTTTCGGGACCAGCCGCTCTAGGCGTCGCCGTAGGCGCTGGTGTTCTAGGAGTTTGCGTAGGAGCTGGCGTTCTAGGTGTTTGTCGTGGTCCTCCGCCACCTCCGCCGCCGAGTGGAGGAATAGGAAGAATTGGCGGAATGATAGAAGGTTTATCTTTATCTGGTGGTGGAACAATTCCAGCCAGCTTGCCTTCCTGAATAGAGCCTGGAGCAATTTCTGCTAACGGAAGCGGAGGAGCTTTGTATAGGAACTTACCAAAGTCTGGACGCGATGCTGTGATTTCAGCGTTCAGCTTTTTGAAACGCTGCGACATATCTTTGTCGACTGTCTTGATCTTATTGACTGAGTCGTTGATCGACTTGACGATTGCCTTAGAGCTTTCCTGCAGTTTAGCTAACTGAGTATTGAGCTGCGTGATAGAGTTCGCAGCAGAAGCTACGAATGATCCAGAAATGATATCTGACTCTTTCGCGAAGTTGTCATTAGACGCGCCGCCCTTAAACATCTTCGAGATGTTCTGACGATTATCGTTGGCGATATTTTTATTATCGTTTGCTACAAGATTAGAAATAGCCATTAGAACAACCTCAGAGCTTTACCGATTCCTGCGGCGACAGCAACTTCGAGTGGATTAAACTGTTCGCTTCTTTGACCTACAGGATAAGAGTTTCTAGTAATGAATTGCTGATGATTCATAACTCTATTTTCTATGATAATGGGTCTAGCTGTTGTTGCTTGCATCTCTCTCATTTCATTTGCGCGCGATGAAGCGCCAAGTGCTGCGTATTGACGAGGAGAGCCACCAGCAGAAGCGCCAGCTGGAGCACCAGGTCCTTGTGCTATCATAGTTGATCCAGCAGCATCAGGCATCCGTCCCTGAACGCCAGCCATAACCATCGCACGAGACTTAGCTGTTTCACCTGCACCATAGAACCAGTATGGATGACGATTCGTGTGCTGATCCAAGTGAATGCCGCCGCCACGCATTTCAATACCAGCGCCACCAAGCCTGCGAGCAAGCCAATACTGAGCTAGACGACCAAGATCATCTCCCGATACTTTACGCCCATCAACGTAAACATAAACGTCAGCAGCCATACCGCCGTCGTGTCGTGTCGATCCAGTTCTCTGTCTGCTCGGATATGGATCCTGTCCTCCAGAATAGATTTCAGCGCGAGCACCAGGACCATAGACATCAGTGACTGCTGTAGAAATAGCATTCATTAGATAAGGAGTAACTGGTTTGTTTCTTGTCGCTCCCTGATTTGTCAGTTTGACGTTGCCAGCTCCACCACCAGCTCCCATCTGTTCAGCAGTAGGAGCGCCAGGACCAGCTTGTGTTGCAGTAGTCGCTGCTTGAACTTGAGCAGGTGCTCCCGAAGGACCAGGAGCTTGCGCGCGAGCGCCAGCAGCAGTCTGAGCAGCTAGAGATTGTGCTGGACCACCAGATGGACCAGGTGCTTCGACACGACTAGTTGCAGCAGTCGCAGCAGCACCAGCGGCAGGAGCAGCTGAAGCAGTTGCAGTCGTAGCTCCAGCTGTAGTAGGCATAGCAAGCACATCGCGCTGCTCGCTTGCGTATCTTCTATACAGCGACTGTCTCGTTCCCTCTGGCATAGATACGCCAGCGACGTAGTTCTTTCGCGCATCAAAGAGCATCTTGACTTGCTCTTCTACGCTCTTACCTTGCGGATTACCAGCCTGCGAAACAATCTTCTTAGCGCCGCCGTGCTGAACGCCCATGCTATACAGAACTTCTTGAACTCGTGGATCAGCTACGGCCCATCCTAAATCTCCAGCATGCTTTGATACTGGATCGAAGTGAGTTCTTGTGATAAATGCTTTCTGTGATGCAGCGAATCCCTGTGGATCACTTGCAGCAACTTGCTTATACTTTTGATTGAATGGCTCAGTTCCTGGCTGCAATCCTGCGAACTGTCCTGCATAATCCTTCGCTTCTGCTGATGCAAGATAGCGTGCCATCGTTCCAGTATTCGTCGCGAGCTGGTGTGCGCCATAAGATACGCCACCAGGATCACCGCGACCAGAAGAAACTGTATGAACACCTTTACCGCCAGACTCATACTTCTGCGAGATACTTCCTAGTCCTTCGAACTTAGTAATAGGACCAGACGGCTCAGCGGCAGGAGGCGGAGCACCACCAGGAGCTCTATTGATAAGCGCATTAACTCCAGCAGCTGCACCAAGTCCAGCACCAGCGCCCAGTAATCCAGCGCCAGCGATGGAAGCGATATTGCGCTTCATACGAATATCAGCAATACGCTCAGCTCTATCACGCACGTATTGCATACGCGCAGGATCTTCTCGTCGTTTAGCACGAGCAGCTGCACGAGAAGCGCCTACGCCTCTGGATAGCTTTTTCTTAGCTCCTCCCGCGCGAGTAGGAGCTTTCACGCCAGTCATAGCTTCTACGACTTTATCTTGGAAGTCTTGATTCTGCTGTATGAATGAACCAATTATTTGTTCATTCTGTTTTGACATCTTATCGACAAGATTAGTCGTATTATTAATCATCACAGGAACTCTTTTATTGATTATTTCCTGTGCCTTGACGATATTAT